AAGCCCATCCGGCGGCTTGAATGCCAAAGGCCGAGCCAGCCTCAAAGCCGCCGGCCAAGACATCAAGCCACCAGTCAAGGCTGGCGACAATCCGCGCAGGGCTAGCTTTTTGGCACGCATGGCCGGCAATGATGGCCCTGAGTACAAAGACGGCAAGCCGACCAGGCTACTGCTGAGTTTGAAGGCATGGGGGGCAAGCTCCAAGGCCGATGCCAAAAGCAAGGCGGCGGCAATCAGCGCCAGAAATAAGGCCAAGAAATGATACCGATAGGGATATGCTCAAAAAACGAGAAGTGCTTACCCGTGCTTCTCAAGTCTATTGAGCTTTATGTGCCAGAGGATGTTGAGATTTTTATAACCAGTCCAAACACACAGTCTTTGCCAAAGCACAAGGTGCATCATTTTGTGCATACATATGAGACTGGCGGTGCTGCACACAACTTCATGGCTCACAAGATATTTGAGACGCACGACAGTTTTGTTTCTATTGATGATGATGCAGTTCTAAACCCAAACACATACAGCGTATTGATTGAGGATGTCAACCAACTGAAGTCAATGGATTTGAAAATTGGCATTGTGGCTGGAAGGACAAATTACGCAAAGGGTTTTCAGAACATTCGCAAGGGAAGCGGCAAGCTGTATGCACTTGGATATGAGAGTGAAAGCCAGATTATTGAGACAGATTATTTGGCTGGCATTGTCGCTTGGGTTCAAAAATCAACTTGGATTGACTTTGCCCCAATAGACTGGTTTTCAGACGATTTGCAGTGCAATGAATTTATAAAAAACGATTGCAGACTATTTATATCCCGTGCATATTTTCATCATGTTGGGTCGCAAACATTTGGGACTGACTTTACCAAGTGCGCAGAAAATTCAGAAAGCTGGTTGCGCGAAAACAGACCGGATATGCATAAAAAATATTTCGGGGTAAAAAGTGATCTTAGACAGGTTTGAGTTGACAAGACTGGAAATGCGTCTCTAAAAGTTGGGAGAGGCACTAGAATTGCCACAAGACAAAATTATCCGCGCCCAGAGGGCTGTGGTTCTAACAAAGGTCAAGCCATGATTGAAAAAATCACTGAAAATCTATCCACCGACATTGCCGCTACCGAGCCAATGGACGATGCGGAACTGCAAGCGATCATCACGCAAGACCTGACGGATGCGATCAGCTATGTGGACAGCGACCTGTCGCCAACCCGTGCGCGGGGGACTGAGTACTACCGAGGCGACCTGTTCGGCAACGAGGTCGAGGGCAACAGCAAGGTGGTGGCGATGGAGGTGCGCGACACTGTCAGCGCCATGCTGCCCAGCCTGATGAAGGTGTTTTTCTCTTCTGAGAATGTAGTCGAGTTTGTACCTCGCGGCCCAGAGGATGTGAAGTCTGCGCAGCAGGCTACCGACTATGTCAATTACATTTTCCAAAACGACAACAGCGGTTTCTTGACTACCTACGCCATTTTCAAGGATGCGCTGGTCAGGAAGTGCGGCATTGCCAAGTTTTACTGGACTGATGACGAGAAAGTCCAAATTGACGATTACACCGGCTTGGACGAGCAGACCTTGCAAATGGTGATGCAGGAGCCTGACGCGCAAGTCAAGATTGTGGTGTCCTACCCAGACCCAGACATTGACGAGATGCAGATGACCACCATCGACCCGATGACGGGTCAGCCGGTGACTATGCCGGCGCCAATGCTGCACGATGTGCAGGTCAAGCGCGTCACCAAGGATGGCCGCATCACTGTGATGGCCGTGCCGCCCGAGGAGCTATTACTTGACAGACGCGCTCGGTCTTTTGATGATGCCACCATCATTGCCCACCGGCAGATGGCCACAGTGGCCGACCTGCTGGCGATGGGCTACGACCAGGACGAGATTGACGAAAATATCTCTAGCAGCGACTTGGACAGCAATGATGAGTATCTGGCGCGACAGCCTCTATCCACCACATTTGGCGAGAATGCAGCCAACCCGATGATGCAGCGGGTTTTGTACATCGAGGCATATTCCCGAGTTGACTATGACGGCGATGGCCTGCCAGAACTGCGCAAGATCTGCTGCATGGGCAGTGGCTACAAGGTGGTGCGCAACCTGCCGGCCAGCTACATCCCGTTTGCTGACTTTCCCTGCGACCCAGAGCCGCACACCAGCCCACTGGAAGCGATGTCAATTTTTGACATCACGCATGACTTGCAAGAGATCAAGTCTGAGATCCTCCGCAATACGCTGGACAGCTTGGCTCAGTCCATCCATCCGCGCACGGCGATTGTCGAAGGTCAGGTCAACATTGACGATGTGCTGAACAACGAAACCGGCGCGATTATCCGTATGCGTGCGCCTGGGATGGTGCAGGCCATGTCCACACCATTTGTGGGTCAGGCCGCATTCCCGATGCTGGAGTACATGGATCAGATCCGCGAAGACCGCACCGGCATGAGCAAAGCGTCAATGGGTCTGAACGCTGACGCATTGCAGTCAAGCACCAAGGCTGCGGTGGCCGCCACAGTGTCGGCTAGCCAGAGCCGCATCGAACTGACAGCTAGAATTTTGGCCGAGGGCATGAAAAAGCTCTTTAAGGGCATTTTGTTCTTGGTGGTCACGCACCAGGACAAGGCTCGGATCGTGCGTATGCGCAACGAGTTTGTGACCATTGACCCAAGCCATTGGGAAACCAGCATGGACGCTAGCATCAACATTGGTCTGGGCAACGGCGACACCAACGAGCGACTGCAAGGCTTGATGATGATCATGGCCAAGCAAGAGCAGATCTTGCAGCAGCTTGGCACTCAAAACCCATTGGTCACGCCACAGCAGTTTTCCAATACCCTGCGCAAGATCGTGGAGTTGTCTGGGTTCAAGGATGCGTCCAGCTACTTTCAGGACATCCCTGCCGACTATGTACCTCCAGCGCCACCAGCGCCGAAAGCCACGCCAGAGGAGTTGCTGGCGCAGGTGCAGGCCGAGTCCATCAAAGCCGACATCCAAAAGAAGGCGGCAGAGTTGGAACTCAAGCGGCAGCAAATGGTCATGGATGACGATCTGAAGCGCGACCAGATGGCTCAAGATTTGTACCTCAAAAAGTATGAAATTGAGTTAAAGTACAACTCACAGATCAGTACGGCTGAGATCGATGCGGCTCAGAATATTGATCGTGAAGCAATTCGTCAGCAGGCAGCGCTGGCTCAGCAGCAGGCGGCTCAGTTTATTGAGCAGCAGCAGCAGCCACCGATGCAGCCGATGATGCCCCCATCAACCTTTCAAGGAATGGCACAGTAAGTGACAAATGAAGACCAGGTAAACAAGGGCCGAAAGGCCAAGCAGCTACTTGAGGACGAAACCCTCAACGCTGCTATTGGTAAATTGGAAAATGACCAACTTTGGATATTTCGATCCTCGAAACCCGAAGAGTCTGTGAAGAGAGAGACAGCGTGGTGCATGTTGCAAGCCATTAGTGGCTTGCGGCAAGAGTTGACCAAAGTCATGGACAACGGAAAGATTGCACAGAACGCTATCACTAAATCACAGAAAAATCTAATTTAAGAAAATACTATGGCAGAAATACAAGCAACGAATTTGGCCGATGCGGCCAGTGCTATCTCGGCAATGTTAGCCCCTGAAGAAGGACAAGCGCAAGTTGACGAGACGCAGCCAGCGGATGGGTCTGAAGACCTTGAAGCAGCGGCCTCTGAGGAGGATGAGTCTGGTGTGGAAGACGCGCCAGACGAAGAAACCTCAGAGGAACAGTCTGGAGAAGAGGAAGAGCAAGAGGAGCAAGAACAGCCACAGACTTTCACCGTCAAAGTTGACGGTAAGGAAGTCGCTGTGACGCTGGACGAACTCCAAAAAGGCTATTCAAGGACTCAGGACTACACCCGAAAAACGCAGCAGATTGCCGAGGTGCGAAAGCAAGTCGAGGCAGAGACGCAGGCGGTTCGGGCCGAGCGTGGACAGTACGCTCAATTGTTGGGAGCATTGCAAGCCCAGCTTCAGGCTTCAGAGCCGCAGGTCGATTTGGATCGTCTTTATAACGAAGACCCAATCGAGTGGGTGCGGCAAAAAGAGGTTTTGCGGGAGCGACAGGAAAAGGCATACGCTATTCAGGCCGAACAGCAGCGTCTTATCCAGTTGAGTCAGCAAGAGCAGCAGCAGTCTATGCAGCAGCATCTGGAAAGCCAGAAAGATGCGCTGTTGGCGGCCCTGCCAGAGTGGAAAGATCCAAAGAAAGCAAAGCTCGAAAAAGCAATGCTGATTGAGTCTGCCAAGTCTGCCGGTTTTTCAGATGAAGACTTGAAGAGTGTTTACGATCACCGGCTGGTCTTACTGCTGCGGAAAGCGGCACTGTTTGACCAGATGGTAAGTAAGCGTCAAGGCATTAAGCCTGTGGTGAACAATGGCCCACGACCAGCCAAGCCAGGAGCAGCGGGTCGGGTTTCGACAACAAGTGAGGCTACTCGCGCACAGCAGCGTCTTGCCAAAACGGGTCGTGTCGATGATGCGGCCGATGCAATTTTAAAACTTTTAGGATAGGAAAAAATCATGGCTATCGTTAGCAATACATTTCTCACTTACAGTGCCAAAGGCATTCGAGAAGATCTTAGCAATGTGATCACCAACATTGCACCTGAAGAAACGCCTTTTATGTCCAACATTGGACGCGAAACTGTGACCAATACTCTGTTTGAATTTCAAACAGATACATTGGCCGCAGCCGCTGCCAATGCACAGCTTGAGGGTGACGATGTGACATCGTTTGACTCCGTAGTGGCGACTGTTCGCGTGCAGAACTATGCACAGATCAGCCGCAAGACTATTGTCTTGTCTGCCACTGAAGAAGTGGTGAACAAGGCTGGCCGCCGTAGCGAACTGGCTTACCAGATCGCAAAGCGTGGTTCTGAGTTGAAGCGTGACCAAGAATTCATCATGTTGTCAAACACTGGTGCAGATGCTGGTAACTCAACTACTGCGCGTAAGACGGGTTCTTTGACGGCCTTCTTGAAGACCAACATTGACTTTGACACCACCAATGGTGCAAACCCAACTTACACGACCCTGCCTTCCGCTGCCCGTACCGATGGTACTGTGCGCACCTTTACTGAAACCATTCTCAAGAATGTGATTCAGAAAGTGTGGACTGCTGGCGGTACACCTAAGATCCTGATGGTTGGCCCTGTCAACAAGCAGCGCGTCTCTGGTTTCACCGGCATTGCCTCAAGCCGTTTCAATGTTGACGGCGGTGCAAAACCTGCCACATTGATCGGTGCAGTTGACATTTATGTCTCTGACTTTGGCAATGTGTCTGTGATTGCAAACCGCTTCCAGCGTGAGCGTGATGCGTTTGTGCTTGATCCTGACTACGCCAAGATGGTTGTGCTGCGTCCTTACCAGCAGATCGAACTGGCCAAAACAGGCGATGCCGACAAGCGCATGCTGCTGGTCGAGTACGGCCTGAAGGTGTTGGCAGAGAATGCTCACGGCTTGGCCGCTGACTTGGTTACTTCTTAACAGTAAGCAACGGGAAGGGCCAGAGAAATCTGGCCCTTTTTTAAATGATTCACAAAAGACTATTTAGCGAAAACAAAGATCAAGGCATCACCCGCTACTGGCATGAGAATACCGATACCGGCGATGTGACGATCCAAACAGAACAAGATGTGACTGCTGTCATTGAGGCCAACAAGGCCATCTATAACGCTTTGGATGAGAAGGCGGCATGGAAAGGTGAATGGCACTTGGTGGCATCCATCCCCGAAGCTCTCTATTACAAGATGAAGGCCGAGGGCAAGATCGATGATCAGGAGTACATGAAGCGCTGGCTCAACGATTCCGACAATCAATTTTTTAGAACACGACCTGGGAAAGTATGAACTACATTGCGGTCTGCACTCCAGCACGGGACATGGTTCACACCATGTACAGCTACGACTTGGTGAACATGGTTGCGTATCACACGATCAACACCAATGACGCTGTGAGCCTCAAGATCTCTCAAGGCACTTTGATTGCCAACCAGAGGGCAGAGTTGTCACTGGATGCGATGGCCGAGGGCTGTACACACATCCTGTTTATTGACTCTGACATGCGGTTTCCACAAGACATGATCGAGCGTCTTCTCAAGCATGACCTTGACATTGTGGCGACCAACTGCGCACGGCGTAGAATGCCTACTGGCCCGACAGCGCAGCTTTACAAAGAGAACGGCGAGAGGGAGTTGGTCTGGACGATGCCAGAGTCCACCGGCCTGCAAGAGGTGGGTTCTGTGGGGATGGGTGTAATGCTCATCAAGGCCAATGTTTTTGCGGCACTGGCCGAGCCTTGGTTTGAAACGCCTTGGCGCATGGACAAACGGGGCTATATCGGTGAGGATGTCTTTTTCTGTCAGAAAGCAGCGGCTGCTGGCTTTAAAATATGGATTGATCACGATGTCTCCAAAGAGATTGGCCACATCGGGACTTTTGAATTCAAGCATGACCACACCTGGGTGATGAAAGAAATAAAGGCAGTCTGATGGCTCTGACAACCTACACCGAATTGAAGGCATCCATTGCAGACTGGCTCAATCGGTCAGACCTGACGGCGGCTATCCCTGACTTCATCTCTTTGGCCGAGGCGCAGATGGAGCGCACGCTGCGCACCAGGCAGATGATCGTCAGGGCGAATGCGTCATTCAATGCCGAGTACGGCGCAACGCCCAATGACTTTTTGGAGGTCAAGTCCTTCAAATTGAGTGGCACTAATCCAGTTACCCCGCTGTCGTTTATGACGATAGATGCGCTGGATGCAGAGGCCACAAAATTCACAGCCAGCGGCAGGCCAAGTTTCTTTGGCGTGGTTGGCCAACAGTTTAGACTTGTGCCAACGCCAGACTCTAACTATGCGACTGAGTTGACTTACTACGCAAAAATAAGCAAGTTGTCGGCGTCAGTCGCAACCAACTTTATTTTGGAGTCCAGCCCAGACGCCTATTTGTACGGAAGTCTGCTGCAAGCTGCGCCATACCTTCAAGATGACAATAGAATTCAGGTGTGGGCAAGTTTGTATGAGCGTGCCTTGAATGACCTGCAAGTCGCTGATGACCGAGGTGCGACATCAGGCGGTGCATTGCTTACCCGTGCAAAGACTTTTGGATGAATATGATTACCACCACCAAAGGCGAGATGGACGAGTCACTGCTTGAAAAGCGTGAGGGGTCATTGGATAACGATACCGAGACAACAACTTGGGTCGAGTACTGGCTGGGCGAAGAGTTAGTCCATCGATCCGTCCACATGGCGCTCAAGCGCAGTGTTTTTGCTGATGGCATTACTGAACAAATTTAAGGAAATAGATCATGGCTAACACTCAGGCAATGTGTACAAGTTTCAAAGGTGAACTGCTGGTCGGTCATCACAACTTTGGCACTGGCGTCATCCGTGCAGCAACGACTGCCGACACCTTCAAGGCTGCGCTGTACTTGGCCTCGGCCACTGTCAATGCGGCCACCACGGCCTATAGCTCGACCAACGAGGTGACAGGCACTGGCTACACTGCCGGCGGCGTCACAGTCACCTTTGGCACTGCGCCAAGCACCAGCGGCACGACAGCCTTTGTGACCCCGAGCGCCAGCATCACTTATTCCTCGGTCACTCTGGCCACGGCGTTTGATGCTGTCCTGATCTACAACAGCACGCAAAGCAATAAGGCAGTCAGCGTCCACACCTTTGGCTCACAGACAGTGACCGCTGGGACATTCACGCTGACCATGCCTACCAACGATGCCAGCACCGGCCTGATTCGGCTGGCTTAACCAAGGGGCAGCGGCATGGCTGCTTATGGAAAAGGCCGATACGGCTATGGTAGCTGGGGCTTTGGAGAGGCCGGTGCTGCATTAACTGGCAATCAAGCCGCTGGTGCTGTTGGCAACTTGCTGGCCAGCAGGTCAGTCCAAGAGAATGGGAATATTGCCACTGGCAATGTTGGAACAGTCGGGCTGACAAGGACTATTGCCATCACAGGCAATGCGGCCACCTGTGGTATTGGTTCGGTCTTAGCAGTATCAAGCAAGGCACTCACGGGCAATGCAGCCACTGGTGCAGTTGGCAGTGTTAATGAATCTGTTTTTATTGCCGTCACCGGCAACACGGCCACAGGCTCTGTTGGCTCTGTCAGCGTCACCAGCACAGCGGCGATCACCGGCAACAGCGCCACAGGTGCTGTCGGGACGATGGGCGCAGAAGTCATATCGTTCCAAGACATCACTGGTGTTGAGGGTACGGGAGCTGTTGGCACTGCTGTCGGCGTTATCTCGGTTGAGATCAGCGGAAATGCAGCCACTGGATCAGTGGGCATCATCTTTGGCTTTGGCTGGGGTGCGATACCAGACAGCGCAGAAACTTACACACCAATCAGCGACAGTGCAGAAACTTGGACTGCAATCGTTGATAATTCAGAGACTTGGTTACCTATTTAGGAGCACGCAATGGCAGATACCACCACCACCAACCTACTGCTGACAAAGCCAGAGGTAGGGGCATCAACAGACACCTGGGGGACAAAGATCAACACCGACCTAGACTCGGTGGACGCCATCTTTGCAGCAGCCGGCACAGGCACATCTGTTGGTCTGAATGTCGGCTCTGGTAAGGTTTTGACTGTTGGCGGGATTGCATCTCATGCAGCAGGCTCTGCGGCTGCGCCAACCATCACAGCCACAGGCGACACCAACACCGGCATCTTCTTCCCAGCGGCTGACACCATTGCTTTTGCTGAAGGTGGGGTTGAGGCTGTCAGGATTGATGCCTCTGGCAATGTGGGGATTGGGACGAGTTCGCCCACAAGCAAATTAAATGTTAATGGGGGGCGTTCTGATTTTTTTGCAAACAGCAATCCATATGCCATAGGCGTAGCGTATAACAGTTCAGGCGGCAATTTTTATATTGGCGCAACAACCGGAGCAACCCCTGACCTTGTCTTTAGCGATGCAACGGCAACAGAACGCGCCCGTATCACTTCCGGCGGCAACTTCCAATTTAACTCCGGTTTCGGCTCTGTTGCCACTGCCTATGGTTGCCGTGCATGGGTGAACTTCAATGGCACTGGCACTGTGGCAATTCGTGCAAGTGGGAATGTCACATCAATTACAGATAATGGCACTGGTGATTACACAGTGAACTTCACTACTGCTATGCCTGATGCAAATTACGCTCCCATGATAACGGCTGACCGTGGAGGACATGGCGCAATAGGCTACAAACCCACCACAATTACGACAAGTAGTTATCGGTTTACTGAGACACAACAAGCGGCAACAGCTATTGATTCTGAGTTTGTCTCAGTCACCATTTTCCGTTGAAAGAACACCATGAACCAAAGAATAATCTACAAAACCACAGACGGCGGCGTAGCCGTTATTGTTCCCGCCGACACTATTGAAGCCTGTATGAAAGACATTCCAGAAGGCGCTGAGTACGCCATTGTGGATGTGGCAGACATCCCGACAGACAGAACATTCCGCAACGCATGGGAGTACGCAGCATGATTACTGTCAACTTGACCAAAGCCAAGGCAATTACGCATGACGCACGCCGTGCTGCACGCTCTGCTGAGTTTGCGCCACTGGATGTGAAGGCCACCATTCCGTCTGAGGCCGCAGCCGCTGAAGCTGCCCGTGCTGCTATCCGTACCAAGTACGCCGACATTCAAACGGCTGTTGACGCTGCTGGTGATGTGGCTGCGCTGAAGACAATCATTGAACAATTGCCATGACCGAAGATGTGACGCACCGAGAAATCTACGACCGCCTGGTGGCTGTTGAGGTTAAGGTCGATGCCTTGACCAACAGCACCAAGGATGTGACCGCTGCTTTCAACGCTGCACAGGGCGCATTCAAGGTGCTGGAGACATTCAGCAAGCTGGCCAAGCCTTTGCTGTGGCTGGCTGGTCTGTTCGTGGCGACTGCGGCCTTCTGGGATCACTTTAAGGCACGCTGACATGGACGCGCTGCCGCCACCACCACCGGCAGCGCAGTCGCCTGTCTTTGAGTGCGTCAAGTGGACATGGACACCTGACCGGCTGCTGGTCTGGTGTCTGAAGTGGCGGGAGAAGAAATGATCGACCCACTCACGGCGCTTGCAGGCATACAAGCAGCAGTCGCGCTGATCAAGAAGGTCAGCAAGACTGTTGACGATGTATCGTCTCTTGGCCCTGTCCTTGGCAAGTACTTTGACGCAAAGTCCACGGCGACCAAGGCTGCTGTCCAAGCCAAGAAATCGAAGTCATCAATGGGTACGGCCATCCAGATTGAGATGGCGCTCGACCAGGCCAAGCGGTTTGAAGACGAGTTGCAGCTACTGTTCATGCAGTCAGGCAAGATTGATGTCTGGAACAAGATCAAGTCCAGAGCCGCAGCGATGGATGTTGAAGCGGCCCATGATGCACGCAAAGAAAAAGAAGCAGCAGCGCTGCGTAAAAAAGAGCTAGACGATATTATTGAGTTGGCCTTGATGGGTTTGGTGTTTACCGCCATGCTGGGTGCTATCTTGTATTTTGTCTTTGGCATTCTTGAGCAGTGCGGGGGCAAGTGCTGATGGCAGATGAACGCCTTGCCTTGGTTGACAAAATTCTGGCCTATGTGTCCAGCCCGTTCCGGCTGTTTGCAATGGTTCTCATGGCCGTGCTCACATTTGCCGGCTACTTTGTATATACAAACCAAGACTTGCTGATCGGCGCCTACAAGGAGTCCAAGAAGATTCCCACAATTGCAGAGGACAGGGTGGAGGATGCAGCAGCGCACTTGTTCAAGCAGTCTGGTGCGCTGGTCGTGGCGGTCTTCAAGGTCAACAGCATGTTTGGCACGCGAGTCTTGTACCGCGCCTATGGCAAGAACGGCAGAGACAAAACGAATGACGGGCTGGATGTCGGTCTGTTTACCCAGAACGCTGCCAACAACGCCGATGTGGTCAAGCTGATGGCTAGCGAGATCCCATGCGGTGAGTACAAGTCAGCGCAGAGTGAGATGGGGCTTTGGTATATTTCCAAGGGCGTGGCCTACACATGCCGCATCAGCGTGCCACCAGAGCCAGGGCGATTTGTTGGCCAGATCACAGTCGGCTGGGCTACAGAGCCTGAAGACCTTGAGCAAGCGAAGGCAATGCTGCAAATTGCAGCAACCATGTTATCTAGGAGTAAGCAATGATTGGACTCGATGCACTGATAAGCGTGGGCGGCAAGCTCATTGACAAACTGATCCCTGATCCTGAAGCCAAGGCCAAGGCCCAGCTTGACTTGGCAAAGATGGCGCAGGATGGTGAACTGGCCAAGCTGGCCAACGACACGGACTTGTATAAGGCAGAGCAAAACAACCTGAGTGCCAGACACACTGCCGACATGGCATCGGACTCTACGCTATCCAAAAACATCCGGCCCATGACGCTGATTGCCATTTTCATTGGCTACTTTGTGTTTGCAATGATGAGCGCGTTTAAGCTGGAGGTTAACGAGACCTATGTCACCCTGCTTGGCCAGTGGGGCATGCTGGTGATGAGCTTCTATTTCGGTGGCCGCACTCTTGAAAAGATCATGGACATGAAGGCTAAGAAATGAAAGATAACTTTGACCAGTGCTTGGCAGCAGTCCTCCACCATGAGGGCGGCTTTGTAAACCACCCGAAAGACCCTGGCGGCATGACCAACCTTGGCGTGACCAAGCGCGTCTGGGAGGAGTGGGTCGGCCATGAGGTGGACGAGAAGGCCATGCGTGCGCTGACTCCAGAAGTTGTCGGCCCGATGTACCGCAAAAAGTACTGGAACAAGGTCTGCGGAGACGATCTACCCACTGGCTTGGATATGGCGGTATTTGATCTGGCGGTCAATTCCGGCCCAGGCCGCGCTGCCAAGATGCTGCAAAAAGTGCTGGGCGTGCCAGAAGATGGCATGATCGGGCCAAAAACATTGGAGAAGGCCACAAGCATTGATGTCGGAAAGCTGGTCGAGGACTACAACGCCCAGCGCTTGACTTTCTTGCAGGCTTTACCCACATGGGAAACATTCGGCAAGGGATGGGGTCGGCGCGTGGCCGAGGTATCCAAAGACGCCGAGAAGATGATGGCTTGACATAAGTCGGTCACAAGCCGGCGGTATGCTCCGCAGGTTCGATAGTCACAAGGGCGACCATGAGAAACCCCGTCAAGAACATGCCCAGCGCCGAGCAGGTGCTTTTGTTCGACCAGTGCATGTGGCACTGGCAGGAGGAATTGTCTCTGGGTGATTGGCGCATTGAGCGCGGCTCAAAACCAGCCAAGGGCGCAATGGCGTCTGTTGAATTTAACCAACCAGCGCGGCTGGCGACTTACCGAATTGGTGACTTCGGCGCTGAGAAGATTACGCCACAGACCTTGAAAAAGACAGCGCTACATGAATGCCTGCATGTCTTGATGCACGATTTAATTGAAACCGCAACCGACAGAGGCTCATCCGCAGAGCAAATTGAGGCCGCCGAACACCGAGTAATCAATGTGCTTGAGCGCATTCTGACAAGGGAATGACATGCCTGCACCAAGAGTTACTGATGCTGAGTTTATTGAGCTTTGGAAGACGATAGGTTCTGCCGCCAAGATTTCTAAAATGATTGATATTGATGTGTCAAATATCCATCAGCGGCGCAGGACTATTGAGAACAGGTACAAAATCCAACTGGTGGCTGTGGACAAGAGTCGCAGCAAATACTACAAGCACTTGCAGACCGCCCATAATCATGCGGCGCGTCATCAACTTGGCATTGAAAACGGCGTGGTCATTGTGTTCAGTGACGCCCACTTCTGGCCTGGTATCCGCACCACTGCCTTCAAGGGACTGCTTTGGGCGATCAGAGAATTCAAGCCAAAGGCAGTTATTAACAACGGCGATGCGTTTGATGGTGCGTCCATCAGCCGATTTCCCCGTATCGGATGGGATACAAAGCCCAGCATCATTCAAGAACTCAAAGCCTGCGAGGCAAGTCTGGGCGAGATCGAGGAAGAGGCTGGACGAGCCAAGCTGATCTGGACGATGGGCAACCATGACAGCCGGTTTGAAAATCGCCTTGCAGCCAATGCCCATGAGTTTGAGGGCGTCAAAGGGTTTTCACTTAGAGATCACTTTCCAGCATGGTTGTCCTGCTGGGCCTGCTGGCCGACTGAAGATGTGTGCGTCAAGCACAGGTACAAGGGCGGCATTCACGCCACGCACAACAATACGGTGGGCGCTGGAAAAACAATTGTCACCGGCCACTTGCACAGCCTGAAAGTGACGCCATATGCAGACTACAACGGCAACAGGTTTGGGGTTGACACCGGCACGCTGGCCGACCCCAATGGCCCACAGTTTGTCGATTATCTTGAGGACAACCCCACAAATTGGCGCAGCGGGTTTGCCATCCTGACCTTTTTCAACGGCCAGCTTTTGTGGCCAGAACTTGTCCACGACTTTGGCGATGGTTGCGTAGAGTTCCGTGGCGAAGTCATTGATGTCTCTGGCCTATGAGTGGCTGGCTGATCATTCTGGTGACAGTAATTTACGCCGGCATTGCCGTAGAGCAACTATTTAAGGGAAACATCCCGATGGGGGTTGTTTATGCCGGCTACGCATTTGCCAACATTGGGCTGTACTTGGCGGTTTGACGGGGTCAGCAAAGCCGCGCTGACATGACAAAAGTGGAATAATCATGTCATGGCCAATGTCAAGCAACAATTAGAGACGCCTTCACTCTCTCCTCTGGGTTATCCACCAGAGGTGTACGAGCGCCGGAACTTGAACGAGAACAACGGCGCACTGAACATTTTTGCCAGAAAACTGACTTCCGTCCTTGGCTCACTGTTTGGGCCAAGGGGCGGCAAGTTCATGAACAACCCGCACGGGGCGTTTCAGGACTCAACCGACCAGACGGCGGCCAACACCACCACGGCCTATGCCGTCACATTCAACACAACAGACTTCAGCAATGGCGTGACAATAGCCAGCAACAGTCGAATCACAGTGGCCGACAGCGGCATCTGGAACTTGCAGTTTTCCATTCAATTGACAAATACGACAAATTCATCTCAAGATGTGGACATTTGGTTTCGGGTCAATGGCACAAATGTGGCCAATTCAAACAGCAGATTTGGCTTTGCGCCCCGAAAAGCTGTTGGAGATCCGTATCACACCATTGCGGCCATAAATTACTTTGTGAGCTTGAATGCAAGTGACTATGTTGAAATCATGTGGAGGCCAACCGACATCGGTGTTCAAATTGAGCAGTACGCTGCCAGCGCCAGCCCAACCCGACCAGCAGTGCCATCGGCCATCGTCACGATGAGCTTTGTGTCCAACCTACCGACAATATAGCCATGTACATCCCACTAAAACTACCACCAGGCATCTACAGAAACGGCACAGAGTACCAAGCAGCAGGCCGCTGGTATGACGCGAATCTGGTGCGCTGGTACGAGAACACCCTGCGGCCTATGGGCGGCTGGAGGAAGCGCTCGGCAAGCCAGATGACGGGTCTGTGCAGGGGTTTCATCACTTGGCGCAACAATAGTGGAGAGCGATTTATTGCTGCGGGTACGCAATCCAAGCTGTACGCCATGAATCAGGCTGGGACACTCAAAGAAATTACCCCTACCGGAATTGCTACTGGTGATGCTGATGCCACGATCAAGACCGGCTACGGATACAGCACCTATGGCTCATTTGCCTATGGCGTGGCCAGACCTGATGTAGGAACACTTACACCGGCCACCACATGGAGCTTGGACACATGGGGCGAGTATCTGGTGGCCTGCTCAAGCACTGACGGCAAGCTCTACGAGTGGCAGCTTGGCTTTACAACGCCCACCTTGGCAGCGGCAATCACCAATGCCCCAACGGGTAACAAGGCTCTTTTGGTGACTGCCGAGCGCATTCTGTTTGCCCTTGGAGCTGGCGGCAATTCGCGCAGGGTGCAGTGGTCAGACCAAGAGGACAATACAGTCTGGACGCCACTGGCCACCAATCAGGCTGGTGACTATGACTTGGCCACAACAGGCACATTGATTGCCGGCAAGCGCGTCAAGGGCGTCAACCTGCTCTTTACAGATGTGGATGTCCACACGGCGACCTATATAGGCGCACCATTTGTTTATGGCTTTGAGAAGGCCGGATCTGGCTGCGGCCTGATCTCGGCTCAAGCTGTGGCTGCCATTGACACGGCGGCCATCTGGATGAGTAAGAGTGGCTTCTGGACATACGATGGCTACCTCAAGCCGCTGCCCAGCGATGTGTCGGATTATGTGTTCAGCAACATGAACTTCAACCAAGCATCCAAGGTCTATGCCGTCCACAACAGCCAGTTTGGTGAGATCTGGTGGTACTACCCAAGCAGCGGCAGCAATGAGAATGACAGCTATGTCACCTACAACTACCGCGAAAACCACTGGAATATTGGCTCATTGGCGCGTACCGCTGGCACTGATGCGGGTGTATTCACCAACCCACTGCTGGTTTCAGCCGATGGCTACATCTACGAGCACGAAGTTGGCTTTGCCTACGACAGCGCCAGCATCTACGCTGAGTCTGGGCCAGTGCAGCTTGGCAACGGCGACAACCTCATGTCTGTGCGGCAGGTTGTCCCAGATGAGCAAACACTTGGCGAGGCGGTGGTTTCATTTAAGACCCGCAATTACCCCACGGGCGCTCAGTCCACCTTTGGGCCATACACGGCGGCCAACCCTACGGATGTCCGGTTTGTGGCGCGGCAGGTCAATGTCAAGGTGACGGGTGCGGTTTTGGCTGATTGGCGCATTGGGGTGATGCGGCTGGATGCGGTGGCCAGCGGCAAGCGATGAGTGATTTGGATCATTTGAAGAGACTGCGCCATCATGTGGAGGCTGCTTTAGAATACTCTGGAGGCACACATAATTTTGACGATGTTGCCGAGATGGTGGGGGATCACAGATTGCAATTGTGGCCGGCCTCAAACTCGGTGGTATTGACAGAGATCATTGTCTATCCGCGACTCAAGAACTTGCATTACTTCTTGGCTGGTGGCGACCTAGATGAACTCTCACGGATGCGACCAATGATCGAATCCTGGGGCAAGTCGATTGGCTGCACCAGAGTGACTTTGGCAGGCCGCAAGGGCTGGGCAAAGACATTTTTAAAAGACGAAGGTTACAGGCCACAGTGGTCTGTACTTGCAAAGGAGTTGTAAATGGCGACAATTGACGAGTTATATCAGCAGTCCCTACTGGGTGATTTGCCGACTACCCTCACCCCGTACCAGCGGATCATGGGTCGGATGCCGCTACTTCAGAATCCATACGCCAACTCATCCTATGGCTCACTTGGCGGCTACAGTTCCAACATGGCCGGCAATGCGGCAGCGCCAAGAGCACTTGGCCAGCTCGGCTTTAGTGGTGGCGGCACTGGTGTTGATCAACCTCTAAACCAACAAATTGTTGATTTTTTTGCTAAAGAAACCGAAAACCAGCGCAATGACCGCATGGGTAAGTTCAACAGCATTGCGCAAGGAGTTGTAAATTTTGCTGTCCCAGGTATGGGTTTGATTAATGCACTGCCAAGTTTCTTGTCAAGCGCAGCACTTGGCAGAGTAAATAACGCACTCAATCCTTCAGGTTTAGTTAACTATGCCCCTGTAGAAGATGCAATCCCTTCTTACACTCAGGCATACCAAGCTGCGCAAAGTTATGGCGGCGCATCAATGGCTGAACAACAAGCAATGAATGATGCAATTGCTGCGGCTGCTGATGCGGCTCAAGGCGCTGCTGTTGGAGGAGACATAGGCAGTATTTCAGACCAAAACACTGCTGGAGACGGCGGTGGTTATGGTGGCTACAGTGACGGCGGCGGCAGTGACAGCTTTGGCGGCGGCGAGTACAACATGGGCGGCCCTGTTGACCGAGTTGGTGGCCCTAACCCACCAGGCCCAGACGATGGCGCTGGCATGTTGCAGCTTGGCGAATATGTGATCAAAAAATCAGCGGTCAAGAAGTACGGACAAGGGCTGCTGGACATGATCAACGATGGCAAGATTCCTGCCAAAAAAATGAAATCTTTACTCGGATAAGGGGCGAAAAATGTCTAAAGGTGGAAACCAAGTATCAACGACTTCAATTGATCCACAGATCAAAGCTGCGTTTCTTCAAAACTTTGGTCAGGCTCAGGATGTTGCAGGGGCATTGCCCATCCAGCAGTTTGCTGGGTACAACCCGCTGTATCAGGCTGGTGAGGAGCAGATCGTCAACCAGTCCCTGACCCCGTTCACTGGGCAAGAAATTGGCGGGTTTATGAATCCGTACCAGCAGGAGGTCATTGACCGAAGCCTTGGCGACATTGAGGCCAGCCGCCAGATGGCCGACCTCAGAGATCGTCAGGCTGCCACACAAGCCAGAGCCTTTGGTGGCTCACGCCAAGGCGTGCAGTCTTCACTCACCAATGCCGCTGCACTCAAGCAAGCCGCTGACCTGTCAGCAAACTTGCGCAATCAAGGCTTTGGTCAAGCGACTCAGTTGGCTCAGTACGCCCGTGGACAAAACCTCCAAGGCGGCCAGAATGTGCTGGCCTTGGGTGGTGCGCGTCAGGCTTTTGAGCAGCAACAGCTTGATGCCATCCGCAACATCGGCCTGCAACGCCTTGGTGTTGTGCAGTCGGCACTTGGTGCAAGCCCTGCCAACTTGGGCGGCAGTGTATCAACCCCGTACACGCAAAATCGTGGCGCTGGTCTTTTGGGCGGTGCTCTGGCTGGCTCTCAGTTGGCTGGCCTGACTGGCGGCGCGATCAGTGGCGGTGCTGGTGCTGGCCTTGGCGCATTGCTTGGTCTGTTTGGTTAAGGAATAAAAATGGCAACGCAATTTGACTTCTCAAACATCGGCAGCATTTTCGGCGGCGGCATGGGCGGCACGCCAACTGGTCTTGATGCGCTGCTAAGTGAAGACCAGCGCAAACTCATGGGCCGCAACGCTGCCCTGTCAGCGGCGGCTGCACTGCTGCAAGCCAGTGGCCGCAGCACCACCCCCATCGGCCTTGGGCAAGCCCTTGGCTCGGCACTGCAAGCTGGCCAGCAGGGCTACCAACAGGCGCGTGCTGGGTCGGTGCAGGATCTGTTGCTTAATCAGAAGTTGGATGAGGCTAAACGAGCCGAGCAATTGAGAAAGCAAATTGCAGATGTTATGACCACTGCGCCACAGCCATTGAACACGGCTCAAGCCGCATTGGCAGCACCAGGCATGCCGCTTGGCCCAACTATTCAGCGTGCTGAGTTGATGGACTCCATGCCACAACCAACAGCCAATGAATTAAAGGCCAATCAGTACCAAACAATTGCCGACATTTATGCGGCGCAGGGCAAGTCTGAAGATGCCAAGCGTTACCAAGAGATTGCAGAAAGACTTAACCCACGGCCTGAAGTTACGGGCCAGCCATTTGAGGTGACTGATGCCACTGGCAAACCATTGCTGGTGCAACAGATGAAGTCTGGTGCTTTGCAAACCTTGCAAGGTTTTGGCCCTAAGCGTGAAGTTGTTTTGCAGAGTCTCGGTGGCCGCACAGTGGCCATCAACAAGTCTGCACTTAAAGGTGGTGAGTCTTTCGCCATAACGATGACACCAAGCGAAGAGGCAAACTTGCGTATAGCCCAAGGCAATTTGAATGTGGCCCAAGGCGGTCTTGGTTTGCGTCAAGCTGAATTTAATCGTGGTGCTTTTGACCGAGTCGAGACACCGGAGGGGTTTGTCAACATTCCCAAGGCTGGTGGGCCTGCTGTACCTATCATGGGGCCAGGTGGTACGCAGTTGAAGGGTGTTGGTGGACAGCCAACAGAGGGCCAAGCAAATGCCGCTGGCTTTGCTCAGCGTATGGAGTTAGCGCAAAGCATTTTTGCGCGTCTGCCAGCAGGCTCACAGCCTGGGGCTGGAACTCGGATCGCCGAGGCAGTCCCATTTGTTGGTGGTGCATTGGCCCGTTCTGGTCAAAGCGCAGATACCCAGATGTATGACCAAGCAGCGCAAGATTGGATTCGCGCCAAGCTGCGTAAAGAATCTGGTGCTGCAATTGGCGTGGATGAGGCGCGGCAGGAGTACGCAACCTACTTTCCGATGGTGGGTGATACAGATGAAAAGATTAGGCAAAAAGCAGAGGCTCGGCGCGTGGTCACTGAGAGCATGCAAAAAGCTGCTGGTAAAGCGTATACGCCATATGTCGCACCAGTGCAGCCAGGTCAATTGCGTCCAACCGATATTCAAAACATCATTGATTCTTACAACCGGAGTCGCTAAATGGCCGACATGAATGAAGTCTATGACGCGCTGCGCAAAGCTAATGCTGCCGGCGATGTTGAGTCGGTGGGCAAGCTGATTGCCTACATCAACTCACAGGCAGCACCATTACCAGCGCCAGCGCAAGCCCCAAGCACACTTGGCCGTGAAGCTGGCTTGGCTGTGCGCCCGTTAGCTCAAACTGTTATGACCGCTGGTGGCCTGCTGCCTATGGTTGTTGATCCTTTGGTGAACTTCTTCAACTTGGCCGCCGGCACGAATGCGCCGACCATGACACGGGCCACAGAAACCAACCTCAGAGCCATGGGTTTCCCAGAGCCAAGGACAGCGCAAGAGCGCGTAGTCCAAGACATCACTGGCGCTGGTTACGGCACGGCTGGTGTGGCCAAGGTCGCTGGGACAGTCGCGCCCATGCTGCCGGAGATGGGCCGCAATGTCGCGCAGTTCTTTGCCCAAAGCCCACGGGCGCAGACGGCTGCTGCCTTGGCTGCCTCTACCGCTGGCGGCATGCTGCGCGAGGGTGGCGCACCTCCATCCCTCCAGCTTGGCGGGGCTATGCTGGCCGGCATGGCCGCACCTGGTGGCCCAACCTTATCAACTACTCAGCGTGCATTGGCCGCACCCAAGGCGCTGGTGCAGCCCTTCACTCAACAAGGCCGCGAGGTCATGGTCGGCAATGTGCTGCGCAATGTCGCAACAGATCCAGAACGAGCCATTGCCAACTTGCAGGCCGCAAGGCCAACAGTGCCAGGTGTGCAATTGACCACTGCCGCCGGAGCGCGTGACCCAGGTCTGGCCGGCCTTGAGGGGCCATTGCGGTCTGCAACATTTGACCCGTCCAACCTGTTTGGAGCCAGACTGTCTGCCAACCAGCAGGCTTTGTTTGATGCTTTTCAGCGTACTGCTGGCCGACCTGGCTCTATCCCTTATGCCGAGGCCAAGCGATCCAGCATCACAGCGCCAATGCGTGAGCAGGCATTTTTGAACGCGCCACCTGTATCCGCGATGCCAGTGGCCGCAGCGATTCAGGGCATCACCAGCAATCCGGCAACCCAGCGCCAAACAGTTGACCAAGCCATGAAGTATGTGTCCGACCTGCTGGCCAAACGCGTAGACCCTGAGACGGGAACGATTGACCCGATGGCACTGTACGGCGTGCGCAAGGACATCACCGATGCGATGGCCGGCAAGCTGTCCGGCGACTTGGCCAACCTGCGCTTGGCGCGTGGACAGTTGGCCGACTTGCTACCCGTCATTGACCGGACTATTGAGTCTGGTGCGCCAGGATTCAGCAAGTACATGGAGCAGTTTGCCAAGTCATCAAAGCCGATTGACCAGATGGAATTACTGCAAGCGATCCAGAGCAAGGTCACGACAGGCCAGCCCAACATAATGACGGGTGAGCCTGTACTGGCGGCGGCTGCACTGCGCAGGCAGTTGGCGGCCAAGCGGGAAGAGCTTGGCACTGATCTGTCACCGGCTGCACAGAGAAAAATTGACAACATCATCAATGAGATCAACCGAGGCCAAGCGTCAACAGCGCCAGGTGTTCGCGCACCAGGCTCAAACACTTTCCAGAACATGAGCATGGGCAACCTGATTGGCCGAGTGTTCAGCGAGTCGATGGCCGACAACACAACGCTGCGCACCATGACCCGACCATTGGATTGGTTGTACAAGTTGCCCGACCAGCAGGTGCAGAATCTCTTGGTTGAGGCTATGCTTGACCCGCAGCTTGCCGCATCGATGATGAGCAAGGCAAACATGATGAAGGTCGAGCCGCTGGCCAAGTCACTGCGCAAGAAGGCCGAGGAACTTGGCTACGGCTCAATCATTGGCGCGACACCGGAGTAAAACATGGCCCTGCTTGATGACGAAGAGTTGTTGCCATTCTTTGGCAACCCCAACATCCAGCGCCAAGGTGCAAGGGCCAGAGCCTTGGCCGCGCAGCGTGATGTCAATACACTGCCTGACCCGCGCACCTATGCTGCCGTCTCTGGCCTGCTTGGTACTGCCCCTGACCAGATGGGTTTCAGTGTTCTGAATCCTCAGTATGAGTCGATCATGCAGACCGCCCGTCCGGCCTTTGCTACCGGCACGGCATTGGGTGTTGCTCCATTGGCAAGGGTATTCCAAGCCCCAGCAATGGCACTTGGCCGCGCTGGTGAACGCATGGCCGAAAGGGTTGTGCCTCAGATCATGCAGCGTGGCGGCTTGCCGGCTGATCTATTGCAGGGCATGGCGCAGGGCAGCCGGTCAAATGTCTATTTGCCAAGCACTCCATTAAAACCAAATCCCGAAGTTGGTACTCGGTACGACCGAGATTTTATGGGTGGACTTGCACCAAAGACGCCAGTAAAGCTGGAAGACTATCAAGGCGCTGGACTCATGGTTATGCCGTGGGATAGCACAAGCAGGAACTACAAAATTTCCGGCGTATCAGGAGAAACATTCCCGTCTCCAATCATTACTCATGGAGGCCAAGATTACGCCCGTGACTTGGCCCATATGCAACAAGGAATCGGCGGGGCTTCTGGTCTTTCCATTGCCAAACGAATCAGGGATCGTGACAAAATTGCGCGTCAAGAAAATATCATGGCTGGCGGCACTGGAGAAATTCTTCATCTCCCAATTACGATGGGCGCTGGATCTGAAAACTTCAGTGTCATGCCGGCTCAAGGTTTGCTGCAACTTCTTGACATGCGGCAACTGTCCAAAAAACAAGTTGGCAACCTTGATGAATCCATCCGCAATTTTAAAATTGCAAAAGGCTCTGGAGAAAAAAGAAAAATCACAACGCCATTTGAAAACTTTGCTGGGCTGACCTCAGAAGAAGGCCGCATCCAATTGATGACCGGTGAGGGCATAAAAGGCACTGCTGGAGAATTGCGCAAAGCAATGGTAGATCGCTTGACCACAAAGGGCAATCAGGAATTGCTTGGATTCAATGCAGAAGACTTATCTGCTGCATTAACTGACCCTGCCCTTGCTGGTGTGCCAAAGGGATATGTCGGCAACACAGTTCTGATGACCGACCCTCTCGGTATGCACTTGAGGCCATCGTCAAACCCATCGTACAACACAGACTTCACGGCTCAATATCTTGGGACACTTGGACAAAGCGTTCCAATTGAAGCCCTGAAGCCTGGTCTGATGTCATCATTGATGAATCAATTCTCAAAGAAAAAAGGCGATGTCCGAAACATGGCACTTGGTGCTTTGGAAAAGCGTAAAGAAGGCATATCAACAATGGTCGATCAACAGATGATTGACAACTACTACAAGTACCTTGAGCAGCAAAGAAATCTTGGCTTATTAGGTAATTGATTCATCCATGTCAATGGACATCAATTGAGATTGAAGCGCAGCAATTGCGTCTTGCAAGAAGATGACAAAGTCAACATCATCAGATTTAAGCAAGTCACGCGAAATCTTTAGGTCAATTGCGCCAGAGTCTTGCCGTGTAATTTTAATTTCTTTCATCTCATCCCCCCAAAAAATGCTGCTGTCAGTGGGTCGATCTTGATCTTTCGATTCCTCTGGCGGCGGCGTGCATTTAAAAAGTCCTTGTCATCTGCGCTCATCTTGTGGCGCTTTTTGCGCATGCGCTCGGCGGCTGTAAACGATAGCGGCCTTGGTGCATCTGGCTCACTGCCCAGCGTCAGCAAGGCCGTGGTCATGTTGCCGGACTTCTCATACCCATGCACCCGCACCACCTTGGCCTTGCGCAGTGCGCGAACATTGTCGTATGCGGTGGCCAAGGCGCAGGGCAGACGCACAGCGATCTCGGCCACACTCAACGGGCCAATGCTCAGCAGCCGGATGATGGCGGCTCTATAGACCGGCTTTAGACCGCGCATCTTGCATCCTACGGGTGTACTCACGGCGCAGCATGGCACGCACCACGAAAGCCCTTGTGTGGGCGTCTTCCGGTATCGCATGGCCATAGCACTCTGGACTGAGTAGATCGTCCATCAGTTCAATGGCGGCCACCAGCGCTGGCTCAAGGACTGGCTCACTCATAGTTTCTCTGCATCTTTTCTGTATGTACGCAAATTCCCAATCAGGGACGGCAGCTTGAACGCATCCATAGCACCTGGTCGGCCTGTGAAGGGTTTCAGTTCAAGGGGGTTGTATATACCGACCATCTTGTTCAACGCTGGTGGGGGTGTTGTTTTCTTCATGCTGACCACCACGCCACCAGTGCCGCAGCCAAGCCGCAGCCGATCACCAAGCACAGCAGATAGTCCAGTGCCGCATCGGCACGATTGCTCAATTTATTCATGTTGCTCTCCTTGAGTTAATGTGTTACGAAGTTTACATCAAATAAACTAATTCGCATAGTAGTCAATAAATTGATCTGTTGTTGCTAAAATACACCCATGCAATCAGTACAAGATATTCGGGATAAGGCCAGAGAGCATGGCATCAGGATGAATGCCGTATGCCGTGAGGCTGGCATCCAGCAGCCGCAGGTGAGCCGCTGGATGTCTGGGTCTGTCAAGCCCCTTTGGGATTCAGTCAACCAACTTGAGCAGGCGCTGCTCAAGCTGATTGATCAAAAATCACCAGTCTGAGGACTCGGCGGCAGCGGCGGCTGGTGCAGCCGACTTGCCGATACCAAAGTCATCAGCGGCACTTGGCTTGGAGCCGCCCAGTGGCTGGCCCTTCTTGAGCAACAAGATGTTGTTCAGGCCAAACGACACGCCATTGTTGCCAGCTTGGCTGTAGGCATACGCATTCAGGCTCACCCGCACATAGTCGCCACTGACAATATCGTCAGCGCCAATCAGGTCATTGCCGTGGGCGTCAATAGCACCAGGCTTGGCGGTGCTTTTGACATTGCAAAAGAAGTGGCCGGCGTACTCTTTGCCTAGCGGCGACCCGTCTGTCTTGGTTTCAGTGTCGCCATCACGCAATGGGTTGCGGATGTTTTTTGGCACTTTGTCACCGAACTTGGCGACCAGCGCCTCTTTGGCTGCTGCCTTCAAAGCGGCTAGCGTTTCTTTGTCGGTCTTGGGGATCAGGATCTGAGTGGAGAACTCATCCTTGCCGTTCATTTCGTTCTTGCGGCTCTGCAAGCCTGAGAAGTAGGAGGTGCGCACCTCGCCGGTTGTGACTCTTGTTGACATTTGATCGTTTCCTTTTGGTTGATCGTTTTCAGGTTTTCAGCCTGACCAAAGCGGCCAGACAATTGCACTTTAGCACAAATAAATGTTGCAAGTGTTTTTTCTTTGAGCCACAATCAAGATTCCATAAACCGCTGAAAACGAGGAAAACGATGAAACTGTTCCCCCATCAAGAAGAGGCCAAGCAATTTCTGCTGGACAAGAGGCGAGCCATCCTTGCCGACCAGCCGAGGGTGGGCAAGACCCTGCCGGCGGCAGCGGCGGCTCTGCAACACCTGCCGGCCATCGTGGTCTGCCCAGCTATCGCCAAGACTGTCTGGGAAGCGGCATTCAACAATCTCGACCCTTCAGTGCCAGTGAAAGTCATCACTGGCAAGAAGCAGGCGGCAGAGATTATTGCCAGTGGCGTGACCATCGTGAATTACGACATCCTGAGCAGTGTTACGGCTTTTACAGGAATTAAAACTGTGGTGTTTGACGAGTGCCACAGGCTCAAAAACAACAAGGCCATCCGCACCAAAGCGGCCATGCTGATGATGAAAAAGATCGACAGGGTCTATGCCCTGTCCGGCACGCCCATCCCCAATCGGCCCATCGAACTCTGGCCGATCCTCCACGGGCTGGGCATCTACCGAGGCGGCTGGTTTGACTTTGCGGCGCGGTACGCCAAGATGTGGAGTGCTCCCTGGGGCATGGATGTCAGCGGTGCGTCCAACATTCCTGAACTCAAAGCGCTGATGCGCCCCCATGTCCTGCGCAGGAAGAAGGAGGACATCTTCATGGACTACAAGCAGCCACAGGTGAGCTTGGTGACCTTTGACCTGCCCGTGGACAAGCGCGAGCAGCAGTTTGATGCCGATGCCTTGGTGGCCAATCCAAACGCCCTGATGGCCTTTGAGGGGCTTGCCGAGATCATGCGCGAAGCAGGTATGCGCAAGATCAAGGCGGCATCCGAATTCATCAGCGACCTGTTGCAATCCGGTGAGCCTGTTGTCGTATTCGCGCACCACAAGGATGTGGTGTTTGGGCTGGTCGAGGAACTTAAAGACCACAAGCCGGTAGTGGTGGTGGGCGACACGCCGGCCGCCAAGCGCACAGAGAACATTGCGGCATTTCAGTCTGGCCAGACCAAGGTGATCGTGGGCAACATTGCGGCCATGTCAGAGGGGGTTGACCTGAGTGCAGCCGACACGATCGTCTTTGTCGAATGCACTTGGTCAACCTCTGCACTGGAGCAGGCATCCAGCAGGGTGGAGAACATCAACAAGTCAGGCGTCAAGCCGGTGATCTACCTGCTGACCATCAGGGCCAGCCTTGACCATAATGTGCTGGCCAAGGTGCTGAAAAAGCAGAATATCGTTAATCAGATCATCTAATGGTAAACACCTACGATTTAGTTGTTGCGTTACCGGAAACAGTGTTATAGTAGAGGCTCATTAACACAACGGAGCAAACGAAATGACAACTTCAGCCTCTTACTTTCTTTCATATGCCTGCGCTGAAACCCTTGAAGTCGGCATCATCGAATTCGATACTTACGATGAGGCGTTCACAGCCTACGGTTGTCACGAAATTTCAGGCTACTCGGTTGTGATCCGCGACATCAATATGTTTGGCGCACTGGCCGCTGAAATCCGCAAAGACAAAGGCTACGCTGACCGCCGCGCCACTGCCTAAACCAAACGGGGCTACGGCCCCATCAAAGGAGAAAATTATGTTTGCACATCGTATTGAAACCGCCGCCCAATCTGCCCACGCTGCTGCTGCGCCCTACATGGCCAGCAAGGCAGAGATTTGCGATGCAATTCAGCCCATCATCACAGAGTTGCAGCAGATGCCTCGCGCTCAAGCAGTCGCCTACATCAGGGAGAGTTTTTCTCACATTGGGCATCAAGCGCTTGCGGTGCGTATGTTCAAGGGCCAGCCAGTCTGAAACTAAACGGGGCTACGGCCCCAATCACCATGACCACCACCCCCACCCAACGAGTCCAAGCACTGCGCCAGCGCCGAAAGGATGCTGGCCTAGTGCGGGTCGAGTACTACCTCACCAAGCCGCAGGCCGAGAAGGTCAAGGCACTCATCTCCAAGTTAACCAAGGAACAACATGCAGCACACTGACCGCAAACACGCCCGTCTCTCAGCATCACGCATGGATCGGGTTATGTCCTGTCCAGGTAGTTACCGGCTGGAAAGCCTCATGCCCTACGAGCCGGCTGGGCCGGCTGCCGCCAAGGGTACGGCCATCCATGAACTGTCAGAGAAAATGCTGCGGGGTGAGGAGATTGACAACCCAGACATTGACCCCGAATACATCACGATGGCGCGGGAGTATGCCGACTTTGTAAACAGCTACTTTGCCAACCCCCGTAAGAAGTTGATCGAAGTCAATGTGGATGAAGGACTGAAGTCTATCCACTACGCGCTCGGCGGCACTGCCGATGCCATCCTTGTCGAGGGCGACACACTTGCATGTTTAGATTTAAAAACCGGCAGGGTTGCAGTCAGTGCTGAAGACAACATGCAGCTTAAAACATACGCGCTTGGCGCAATGCTCAAGCTCAACGCGCCAGAGTCAATCAATGTTGATCTGGTGATATTCCAACCTGGCACTGGCGTATCCGTACACAAGACCACGGGGGCAGAGCTAAAAAAGCACGGCCACGACCTGCTAGCTGCTGCCACCCTCGCGCTGACCGATGACGCACCGACCAACCCATCTACCAGTGCTTGCCGCTACTGCAAGGCCAAGCCCATCTGCCCAAGCATGCGGCAGAAGGTGCAGGACAACGCACGCAAAGAGTTTGCAGACATCGTGAAGCAGGTTGAGAAGGGTGAGGTGGTCGCAGTGCCGCCAGTCACCCCTGACATGATCGAACTGGCGCAGCTTGCTGGGATGTGGTCTGAGGCAGTGCTGGAGTCAGCCAAGCGTCAGATCACCGAGGGGTCAACTATCCAAGGCTGGACACTGCGACCAGGTCGCAAGACCAAGTTCTGGAAGTCTGACGCCTTGGCCTACGAGGCTCTGAAGTCCTACCCGCAAGCATTCGACCTGAAGTCGCCATCGGCCATTGCCAAGCTGGACATCACCATCAGCGATGACCTGATCGGTGAGAAGCATGCTGCTGCCAGCTTGGTCAAAGAAAAGGCCAAGGACTAGAATTGCTGTCCCACAAAGAAAAACCCCTGACGGCGTCAACCATCAGGGGTAACTAGCCTCCAGCTAGAAGGAGAACAACTTGTCATCAACTGTGAGATTAACGACATGAGTATTTTACCAAAAGCAACGGCC